CTTCCTGAACCAACAGGTTACAGACTTTTAGTTTTACCATACGCTGGTCCTAAAAAAACTAAAGGTGGTCTTTATCTCGCTGATACAACTCAAGACACAATACAGATGACTACCGTATGTGCATATGTATTGAAAGTCGGAGATCTAGCCTACAAGGACAAAGAAAAATTTCCTAGTGGACCTTGGTGCAAACAAGGTGACTGGATAATTTTTGGACGTTATGCAGGTTCTAGATTTAAAATAGAAGGTGGAGAAGTTCGCATTCTAAACGATGACGAGATAATCGCTAAAATTAAAAACCCAGAGGATATCTTGCACGCATACTAATCACATACGCAAAAACAGGAGCTAAAATGGAAACACAAAAAGAAGATGTAAAAAAATCGCCTGAAGTTGAATTAGATACAGATGGCATTCAAGAACAAACAGTAGAAGTCAAAGAAGAAAAAGTTGAATCTACTGAACCTGACTTACCAAAAGAAGAAGTTGATTTAGGTTATACAGAACCTAAACCTACTGGTATTGAAGGAATAAAAGTTGAAGAAGTTAAAGAAGAAGAAACAGAAGAAAAGCCAAAAGAAAATTTAGCAGACTATTCTGATTCTGTTAAAAAAAGAATTGATAAGCTAACTAGAAGATATAGAGAAGCTGAAAGAAGAGAAAAAGCTGCTTTAGATTTTGCCAAAGGTATTCAAAAGAAGTACGATAGCCTTGAAGGCAGATTCAACAAAACAAGTAAAAGTTATGTTGAACAATATTCTGCAAGAGTAGAAGCAGAAAAAACTAAAGCAACAGCTGCATTAAAAGATGCTATATCTGAGCAAGACGCAGAAAAAATTGCTGAAGCTAATGCTAGAATAGCTCAATTAGCTGTAGAAGCTGAGAAAGCTAAGATGTCAGCTAATGAGATGGAAGCTAAAACTTCCGTTAAACAACCGACTCAAGAAACGCAGAAGCCTCAAACTCCTTCTTATCCTGAACCATCCCCTAAAGCAAAAGGTTGGGCGGAAAAGAATGAATGGTTTGGAACAGATAGGATTATGACAAGCGCTGCATTTCAGACTCATCAAGATTTGCTCGACCAGGGGTTTGACGCAGAGAGTGACGAGTATTATAATGAGATAGATAAAGTTATGAAGGAAAACTTTCCTCATAAATTTGATCAAAAACAGGAGCAAAAGAAACCCGTCCAGACAGTTGCTTCTGCCCAAAGAAACCAAAGCGGACGCAAATCAGTGAAACTCACTCGTTCACAAATAGCTATTGCTAAAAAATTAGGAGTGCCACTAGAGGAGTACGCAAAATACGTGAAGGAGAATGCAAATGGATAAAGAAAATAAAAGAACCTCACGCGAGTCAGATAGTAGAAAAGCATCAATGCAAAAAACTAGCTGGACTCCACCATCCAGTTTGGATGCACCACCTGCACCACAGGGTTATGCCCATCGTTGGATAAGAACATCTGTGGCTGGTTTTGATGATACGGCTAACGTAACAAAGAAACTAAGAGAGGGTTGGGAGTTTGTTAGAGCAGAGGAGATAAAAAACTCACCTGATATACACAAATATCCAATCGTTAAACAGGGACAATATGAAGGGTGTATAGGAATTGGAGGCCTTGTGTTGGCAAGGATACCGGAAGAGATTTTAAAATCTCGCGCTGAGTATTTTCAAAGAATTACTCAAGACCAAATAAACGCGGTTGATAATGATCTTATGAAGGAACAACGACCCGAAATGCCAATCAATATTGATAGGCAAAGTAGAGTTACCTTTGGTGGTAGAAGTAATAAAAATTAATTTTTTAGTAATATCTACCCACGATTTGTAACTATTAATTGTTAAAAATAAAATGAAAAGGAAACAAACACTATGGCAAACGTAAGTGAAAAGTTCGGTCTAAGACCGTACAGAAAACTAGACGGTACACCATTAGTTGGAGCCCAAAACAGATATACGATAGCTAGCGGATATGCTACTGCAATCTTCCAAGGTGACTTGGTAATTCCAAAAGGTACTGGAAATATCGAAAGATATGATGCAAGTGGAGCTGCTGGTTTATCTACTGCTGTTGTGGGTGTTTTTAACGGTTGTTTTTACACTGATCCTACTACTCAAAAGCCAACTTTCAAAAATTTCTACCCAGGTAGTATTGCTGCAAGTGACATCACGGCTTTTATTGTAGATGACCCAGACGCGGTGTTCTTAATAGATGCTGATGAAGCATTTACAAGAGCGGATCTTTACAAGAACTACGCTGTTAACAACACAACAGGTGTAACGCAAACTGGACTTTCAAAAGTTCAATTAGACGTATCTAATTCTGGAACTACAGTATCATTCGTACTACAAGCGATTGATATTTCGCAAGATCCAAACAATTCAGATACAACAACATCAAACGCTAATATCTTGGTGAGAATAAACCACCACCAATATAGAAGCAGAACAGGAATAGCATAATGGCCATATCACGAGCACAGCTAGTTAAAGAACTAGAACCAGGCCTGAATGCACTATTCGGTTTGGAATATAACAGATATGAAAATCAACACGCAGAGATTTTCCCGTCTGAAACATCTGACAGAGCTTTCGAAGAGGAAGTAATGTTAAGCGGTTTCGCTTCAGCACCAACTAAAGCAGAGGGTGCAGGAGTTGTGTTTGATACAGCAGGTGAGACTTTCACAGCTAGATATACACACGAAACAATCGCTTTAGCATTTTCTATCACGGAAGAAGCTATCGAAGATAACCTGTACGACAGACTTGCTGCTAGATACACTAGAGCATTAGCAAGATCTATGTCGAACACTAAACAAGTCAAAGCTGCCGCTGTATTGAACAACGGACAAGTTACAACTGTAACTGGTGGCGATGGAGTATCATTAATCAATGCTTCACACCCATTAGCAACAGGCGGAACTTTCTCAAATGTTCTAGCAACAGCTGCTGACCTTAACGAAACATCATTGGAACAATCTTTGATTGACATCCAAGCGTTCGTTGACGAAAGAGGATTAAAAATCGCTCTTAATGGTGTGAAAATGGTAATTCCAAAAGAATTACAATTCACAGCTGAAAGATTGATGAAATCACCTCAAAGAGTTGGCACAGCAGACAATGATATCAATGCATTAGCTAACATGGGTATGATTCCTCAAGGTTACAGAGTGAACAACTACCTAACTGATACTGATTCATTCTTTATCATGACTGACTCACCAAACGGTTTTAAACACTTCGTAAGAAGCCCAATTAAAACTGCAATGGAAGGTGACTTCGATACTGGTAATGTTAGATTTAAAGCTAGAGAAAGATACTCTTTTGGATTCTCAGATCCAAGATGTGTATTTGGTAACGGTAAATTACCAACTAGCTAATACTAATTAACAGTATTACAATTTAGGGGCGGTGCGTTTGCATCGCCCCTTTTTTTATGGTAAGCAAACAAATGATCGTTCATTCCTTTAAACTAAACAAAAAATTTAACGAATCCATAAAAACAGAAATACTAGGTTTAAAAAATAATTGGAAAAAAGGTTTAAAAAACGTTAAGGCTTTAAATTCTGGTTATAAACCAAATTATTTATTTTTTGATATTATTAAAAAAAATCTTTCTGATGAATTGCTTAAAATTACAGGGAAAAAATATAAACCAAGTTGGTGGTGGGCTAATTATTATGACATTGGTCAGCATACAAATTCTCATGTTCATGAACCTGAAAAAATAAGTAGTATTATTATAATTAAATCAGATAGATCAAATCCATTGTTTTTTGATTTAAATCCTGGTATTTTAAAAGTAGAAGAGCAAGAAGGATTAGTTCTTCTTTTTGATTCAAAACTAATACATGGTGTAAAACCTTGTAAAGAAGAAAGAATTAGTCTTGCTGTAGATTTTATATTAGATATTTAACATGCTTACATTTAAAGAAAATAATCGATTTTGTTATTTATGGGGAATGCCTATTTTAATAACAAAACTTGATCCAAAAGAATATAATAAACAAGAAATTCTTAAAACAATAACTGATAACTATGATAAAGATCCTAACAGAGAAGTTTGGGCATCTTCTTCTATGGGAACAAATATTCATCATTCACTAGAAGATATAAACAACGAAAATTTCCCTGTTCCAGATTACACTCAATTAATAAAAGCTTATCAAATTCCTACACAACATTATATTCAAAAATTAGGTTTTAATACATCAGTTAATGTTGAACAACATATTGTAAATTATACAGCTTCAAAGAAAGAGGCTTTTTTTGAACCTCATTATCATACAGGGTGTAAATTTAGTATGGTTCATTATGTTCAATTTAATCCTAAAGAAAACAGCGGGACTGTTTTTATGAATCCGTATTTACACAATGAATATTGGCAAGAGAGAAGACACATTAGAAAAAATATAGGAGTCACTGATGATGTTAGTCATTCTTGGATATATGATGAGTGGAAGTTTAATGTTGAAGAAGACGATATAATTATTTTTCCAGCGCCTTTAAAACATTATGTTAAAACATATCCTTCAAAAACTCTAAGAGTAACTATTTCTATGAACATTCAGTTGATAGACAAGGACTTTGCCACTATGGGCTCAGAACTAAGATCAGAGAGATCTATGTTCCAAAAACCTACATCTGGTTGATAGATCAAGATCTCTAGAGTATAATAGAACAACCTAGATTAAATAATCTGCAGACTGGCTAGGCAGACGCTATAGAGACTGCAGGTGTAAAACTATAGGAGAAATAAATTATGGCAAATACAACTTTTTCAGGACCGGTCCGATCGGAAAATGGTTTTGAAACAATCGTAAAAAACGCGCAAACAGGTGCAGTGACAAAAATTGCAGATGTTAATGGCGTAACAGGCGGAAACTCAGTTACAGCTGATGCAGCTGTAGAGTCAGGCGCTTTATTTTTAAGCAGTATTGCAACTGATGGTTTTGTAATGAAAACTTATCAAGCAACTGTAGCAGTAGCAAACGGTGCAACAACAGGTACTGAAGCAGCTATTGGTTTTCCAGCAAACTTTATTCCAATGTTCGTTGTAGTTAGAAATAACACAGTAACAACGACAGGTGGAGTTATCGCTGATGTTGGAACACAAGGTTCAGCTCAAGCGTATGTTGATGGTGCAAGTTTAGCTTCAAGCGCAGTAGCATCACAAATTTTTGCTTGTAACGGAGTAAACGGAATAGGATCTGGTGGCTCTGGAACAACAGCAGGAATACCAATAACACCTGATGAAATCATGGTGACAATGGCAGATCCTGGAGCATCTGGTGCGTCTGTAACAGTGACATTCATTGGAATGACATTTACGACAACATTAGACTTAGTATAATAATTATCTTGGTGGGAAACTTCAGGACATTCAAATGATCCTGATACCCACCGAGACTAAATATAGGAGAAAAAATTATGGGTGGATCAAGTTTTTCATCAGACCAGTCGAGTGCTCATGCAACGGGCACGACTCAAATGGTTGCTAGAAACAAAAGAGCAAGATTAACCTCAATACAAGCAAAAGGTAACGCTAGTGGTTCTATTATTTTTAGAACTGGTGGTGGGTCAGGCACTGCAATTGCAACTTATTTGTTTGGCACTGAAGGTTTAGATATGTATCTTCCTGGAAATGGAATTTTATTTTCAGATGGTATTCATGCTACCATTGCTGGCACTGGTGGTGTAACTATAACATTCACGTAATATGGACTTAGAATATTATTCTGATATTCTGAAGTTAAAACGTGGAGGAGATGTTCAACCTCCACGAACTAAAAAGTATTATCGTTCTACAAAGAGTGGAGCGGGAATGACAGCTGCAGGAGTAGCTAAATACAGGAGAGATAATCCTGGATCAAAACTAAAAACTGCAGTTACGGGAAAAGTAAAAAAAGGTTCAAAGGCTGCAAAGAGACGTAAATCATTCTGCGCTAGAAGTGCTGGTCAAATGAAGAAGTTTCCAAAAGCAGCTAGAGATCCTAACTCTAGATTAAGACAAGCTAGAAGGAGATGGAAATGTTAAATAAATGTAAAAACATTTGTTGCAGAGCGTGGGACAAAGTAAAAGGCTTATGGAACAAATGGGTTAGTTGGTTATTTAAAGGTTTTTATAAGTAGTTTATGGCCCTAAAAATTTCAGAATCGGCTTCCGTGCAAATGCCTATGAAGACGGTTGCTAGTTTGATCGCGATGGTCGCTATCGGAACGTGGGCTTTTTTTGGGGTACAGGAAACACTTAATCAGCACTCAACTCAAATAGAGTTAATGCAAAAAGATTTAGATGCTAACTCTGAATTTAGAATTAAATATCCAAGAGGTGAGTTAGGTCAATCAGCTGGAGAGGCAGAGCTTTTCATGATTGTAGAACACGTCAGTGGTTTATTAGAGGATGTAGAAGAAGAAATTAAAGGCATGAGAAACAATGCAGTTAACATAGAGTTTTTAAAGAAAAGAACAGAAAAGTTAACTGAAGATGTAGAGAAAATAATTAGGAATGGAAATGGAAAGAATCACTAAAAAAATTTTAGATTATATCTCTGATCAAGAGAAAAAAGCAAAGCAGATGAGCTATGTAAAAGATCTCAAAAAAGAGGTAGAAATCAACGGCACGGGTACACATAAGTACAGAATTAAATATGGACCAAACAAAGGGAAGGTATTATGATAGAGACTGTATTTGCACTTATCTTAACTTTAAACGGAAATATGATAGAGCATGTATATAAACCGAACCTCAGCGATTGTTTGAAATCCAAGCGTATCGCGCAGAACGAGGTCAATCCTGAGAGAGTTGTATTTACTTGTAAGAAAGTAAAGGCTCAAACAGAAATATACATGGATAGAAAAAAGATTGTTAAAATATTACCATAATGGAACCTTTTGTCCCTGTAAATACTATCATAGCTTTTATTTTATTATGTGTAGTAATATGGTATGGATTAAATGATAAATAATTATGGCATACCTAAACGCAAACATACCGCCAGAGTACGCACAAATAAGAAAGGAATATTTATATGACCTTAAGAAACATCATGGAGAAGTTGAAGACTGTATTATTTTCGGTCTATCGGCTATTACAGGGCGTAGTATCCTTTTTCATTGTATTATGGAAAATGGAGCTATCTTCTATCGTCTCCC